ACCTTCTTTGACCCCAACGAAGTCCCAGATCTTTACGAGGCTTTTTACAAAAACATAGAATTGTTTGAAGAGTTGTATGTGAAATACGAAAAGCGTCGAGACTTGCGTACCAAGACCATGAGTGCTGAAGAAGTATTCAAAAGTGGTATACTAAAGGAACGCACAGATACAGGACGTATCTATCTTGTGTTCATTGACAACGTGATGAATCAAGGACCATTTGATCCCGAGTATCACACAATTTACCAGAGTAACTTATGCTGTGAAATCCTATTACCTACTAAATCTTTTAAGCGTCTTGATGATGTGGACGGCCGTATTGCTCTTTGTACGCTCGGCAGTATTAACTGGGGAGCATTCCGTAATCCCGAAGATATGCGCCGTGCTTGCCGTATTTTACAGCGCAGTCTATGCAACATACTGGACTATCAGGACTTTTTAAGTATTCAAAGTAAACTAAGCAATGACGAAATCCAACCATTAGGCATTGGTGTTACAAATCTTGCCTACTGGCACGCCAAGCGTGGATTTAAGTATGGCGAGAAAGACGCACTGCAAGATGTCAAAGTATGGATGGAACATCAAGCATTCTACTTGACAGAAGCAACAGTGGAGTTGGCCAAAGAACGCGGTGCATGTACACATAGCGATAAAACAAGATATGGTCAGGGTGTATTTCCTTGGGAACTACGTGCAAACGGCGTTAACGAATTAGCAGACTTTGATCCAGAACTTGATTGGGAAACCTTACGTGGTAATATGAAGCAGTATGGTGTACGCAATGCTACACTTATGGCCATTGCTCCAGTTGAAAGCTCAAGTGTTGTTATTAACAGCACCAACGGTATTGAGATGCCTATGAGTTTAATCAGTACAAAAGAAAGCAAAGCAGGATCGTTTACGCAAGTTGTTCCAGAGTTTGCAAAACTCAAACACAAGTATCAACTCATGTGGGAACAGAAAGACTGTGACGGATATTTGAAGACTGCGGCTGTTCTTGCTGCGTATGTTGATCAAAGTATCAGTACAAACACTTTCTATAATCCAGCGCATTTTGCAGATCGCAAAGTGCCAGTGACACTAATTGCTAAGAATTTAATGCAAGCTCATATGTGGGGATTGAAAACATTCTACTACAGTTTGATCAACAAAGCAGGCAGTAAAATGAAAGCAGAAGAAGCCCCTACTATGTTGGAAGCTATTGATTTTGATAATGAAGAAGACTGCGAGGCATGCAAATTATGAGTAAGGCTCAATATAACCTAAACACAAAGACAGACTACCTAAGTCGTAAAATGTTTCTGGACCCAGCAGGGCCTGTAACCATTCAACGATTCGAAGAAGTTAAATATAAGAAGATTGCAGACTTTGAAGCAACAGCTCGAGGCTTCTTCTGGCAACCTGAGGAGATTAGTCTTACCAAAGACGCAAGCGACTTTAAGGATGCAAGCGATGCCATTAAACATATTTTCACTTCGAATTTATTACGTCAAACAGCACTTGATAGTCTTCAAGGAAGAGCGCCAAGCCAAGTGTTTATGCCTGTTGTCAGTTTGCCGGAAGTCGAAGCCTTAATTTATAATTGGACATTCTTCGAAACAAACATTCACAGCAAGAGTTACAGCCACATTATCCGTAATATCTATAATGTGCCCAAGGATGTGTTTAACACTATTCACGACACTACCGAAATTATAAACATGGCATCAAGTGTGGGAAACTATTATGACGCATTACACCAAATTAACTGCCGTAAAGAATTGGGCGAGGAGATTGATGAGAAAACTCACATCAAAGCGATTTGGATGGCATTACACGCGAGCTATGCATTGGAAGCATTCCGCTTCATGGTTTCATTTGCCACCTCATTAGCCATGGTAGAGAACAAGATCTTTATTGGCAATGGCAACATCATCAGTTTGATTTTACAAGACGAGCTATTACACAAAGGCTGGACAGCTTACTTGATCAATCAAGTGATCAAAGAAGATAGTCGCTTTGCATCTATTAAACAAGAGTGTGAATCAGAAGTATATCAGTTGTATATGGATGTTATTCGTGAAGAAAAAGATTGGGCCGAGTACTTGTTTAAATTAGGGCCAGTGATTGGTTTAAATGCAAACATTTTACGAGACTTTGTGGACTATACAGCAGTTGGTGCATTGAAAGATATTGGTATTAAATATCAAGCCAACGCTCCTCGAAGCACTCCAATCCCTTGGTTCAACAAGCACACTGATACAAGTAAAAAACAAAGTGCATTACAAGAAACAGAGTCAACAAGTTATGTTATTGGAGTCATGTCAGACAGTATCGACTATGACTCGTTACCTGCGTTATAAAGGAATAAAATGAAAGCAGTCGTATGGAGTAAAAATCAATGTCCGTATTGTGTACAAGCAAAGGCATTGTTAGAATCAAAAGGTATCGAATACGAAGAAAGAAATGTTCAAGAAGCATGGACCAAAGAACAACTATTAGAAGCTGTGCCCACAGCCAGAACTTTGCCACAGATATTTTTAGACGATAATTACATTGGCGGGTTTACAGAACTCCGCAAACATTTCGAAAAGGTATAACATGTTAATTTCAAAAGGTATCGCAGAAGGCGAAGTAGTTACAATCAAAACAACAGCAGGCGAAGAAATCGTTGCTAAATTAGTAGAAAACGGCCCGCTGGGTGTTACAGTTAGAAAGCCGTTATGTTTAACTGCTACTAAGGAAGGTATTGGACTTGTTCCATTTTTGTTTACTACTGATCCAGACGCAGAAGTGACGATAAATAAAAATACAATAATGGTTTTAGCTCCAACAATCAAAGATGCCGCAGACCGTTATACAGAACAAACAACTGGAATCAAATTAGCATAATGCCAGCAGTAGCCCGAGACGGAGATCCAACAACCACAGGCCATGCTTGTGACGGCACTACTACGGTTACAGGCCCAACTGGTGCCGGCGCCAAAGTGTTTGCTAATGGAATCCCAATCGAGTGTATCGGCAACCCAACTGCCGCACACACTATCAAGCGAGGAAAAAGCTGTGTCCCACACGGCGCGGCTATCAACGCAGGTTCAGGCAATGTATTTGTTGGTGGAATTGGTGTTGCCCGTGTAGGCGATTCAACTGACGGCGGCGCAATCACAGCAGGTTCGGGCAACGTGTTTGCCAATTAAGTAGACATTTATTTTCTACCGTGTTATAGTAGGTATAAGTACTCTGTACTCACATTAAAGGAAATAAAATGGCTACAAACAAATACGCAGAATTCACAGCAATCATCGAAGCAATGGAAGCAGACTTCGAAAAGTTTTACGACAAAGAAGTCGGTGCTGCCGGAACTCGTGTTCGCAAGCATTGTCAAGATTTGGCAAAGCTGTGTAAAGATACACGTAACGATGTAACAGCAGTTAAAAACGCTCGTAAAGAACTAAAATAAGTCAACTAAATATTAGTCTAAGGCGTTGTATATATACGCCGAGGAGACTATCATGAAAAAGTTATTAGCAGTTTTTATACTATGCGCCGGAATGGGTAGCTGTGTTACTCAAGCTCATGCTCAGTGGCATCACCATGGTTACCAAAGAGGTGGCTGGGGTATGGGGTGGGTTGCACCAGCAGTTGTTGGCGGAGTAATTGGATACGAGTTAAGTCGCCCACGTTACTATGAACCGCCAGTAGTTGTTCAGCAACCTGTTATTGTTCAGCAACCTGTGTATACTGTGACACCACAGCCAAATTGTACAGTATGGACTGAAACACAGCACCCAGACGGTACAATTACTCGCACCAGAACTTGTACACAATAAATGGCATATTCAGATAAAGTACTTGACCACTACGAAAATCCTCGCAACGTGGGTAGCTTTGCTAAAGACGAAGTTGGAGTTGGTACAGGTATGGTAGGAGCTCCGGCTTGCGGTGATGTTATGAAACTTCAGATAAAAGTAAATAATGATGGAGTAATAACAGATGCCAGATTTAAAACATATGGGTGTGGATCAGCAATCGCAAGCTCGAGTCTCGTCACAGAGTGGGTCAAAGGAAAAACGCTTGACCA